TTTTAGCTGCGCGCTCTGAATGTTGTCATCAATTCTGGTGACAACAAATAATTTTTTAGCAACTTTTGCATCTTCCTCGTTTTTACTGTTTGGATCTCTGCAGATTTCAATATTGATTATTGATCCTACCTGAATAATAGCGTTTTCTAAAATACCGCCAGAATCAGAGACTTTCATTTCAAGAATCATACTGTTTCTTATTAGTTCTTGTTTGATTGATAATGTAGAAACAATCGACTCAATACCAACAAAATTAGAACCAGATAAATCGCCTTTATTGAATTTTTGTAAAAAAATGCGATAACTGAATTTATCCAGCAATCCTTCGTTATATGTGACCCAATTAGGAGCAGCAGCCATGATGTTTATTTCCTAAAAAGAGTTTCTAAACTGTTAGCAATTTGTTTAGCGTATACTCTATCAATCAATTGAATATTTCTCTTTTGTTCGTTAAGTTCAAATTCTTTATCATATGCATAAACAGGTAAAAATACAGGATTGTTATTATTGTATGCATACGTATATGTATCAACGGTAATTCTTTCTTCGCTGACTACACTTTTATATTCGTAAATAGTAGATTGTGCTGTTACCAATGATCCGTATTTTTTAATTATGTGTGCGTCTAATTCTTGATTGGTCAGTGGCCACTCAAAATAAGGATCTACAATTTTATTAGATAATAAAACTAACCAAGCATAGTTAATATCACCATAATATTGATCAGCAACAATTGTTGGTTTATCACCATCTTTTATTTGATATGTGTATAATTTGGTATTATCTAAGAATAGATTGATATCTATTGAAGCCTTCAACATGATGTTTCTCATAGAAACATCATTGTAATTTATTAACGGAAAGTTTTTGAAGTATTGAACAGCCATCAGTTATTAACCTCCTCTTTACCAAGATTGTACTGAGTATTCCAAACAGAGAGACTGCTTCTGCTCCCGCTCTTACCGTCTTGTACTTTTTCTAGCCATGTTTTTGCAAAAGCAATATTTTGTACATATTTGCTAGATAGCGAATTAGATTTTAATACATCAAGCGCATTATTGTATGAGTCTACTGCAGTATCATGACGGTTCACGGCAAGATATACTTCTGATGCAGGAATTAAACCTTGTTGTGCTCTAAATGCATCATATCCGCCGTCGCCTTCGTTTTTTAATTCTTTACTAGACAATTCCATTTTGTTAACTGAATCATTATACACAGATTGAGCTTGCTCTACCGTTGCTCTGTCTGCATTTACTGGTGTATTCAGAGCATTATCACCAGTACCTGTTTGGTTTTCAGCTGGATCAGTTGTGGTAGCACCACCTTGTGTCTCAGGAGAAGATGGTGGCGGATCCTTGCCCTGAATCTCATCTCTGCCGAGTTTTCTTGGACGCATCTCACCATCATAATTTGAGTTTGTTTTTTGTGGAAGAATAGTCTCTTTTGTAAGAGGAAATAACTCTCTGAATTCTAAGGCAATAGTTACAGCAACAGGATGATACCCTGCAGTCGAACCTTCAATAAGAGATTCTGTATACTCAAAAAATGCAGGATTTCCGCCAGACGAATAATTAACTTCTATTCTTGATAAAACTGCATCAGAAAAATCAAACATTTTCAAAGATCCGAGCCATGCTAACTTAAATCTATAAGGGAACGCTAAAGTTAATCCAGAAGCAGTTGGGTCTGGCAATGCACAATATCTTAATGTATTAATGCATTCTTGAAGGGTCTCAGATTGATCTGCATTTCTGGGAGTTATTCTGAATTCAAAATTAAATACGCGGGGTTCTACGTTTCTAAACGATGTAACAGTAAATGGATTTACTACTGCGCCAAGATATTGACCAGCGAGACCGCGTAATGCATCAGGCGAAGCAGCCAAACCCACTGCGGTCAAGGCAGAAGCTAAACTGTCAGCACCCATGTCTAGACCCTTGCCTTGTTTTATGTTTCTTGCTAAGTCAGTACCAAAAGAAGCAGCTGAGCCAGCAATTCCCAGATCAGAAGTTTGATAGTTGACCAATATCTGATCTCTAATATCTATGGGCAAAGGAAATATAATTCTTGGTACATCTCTATCATTTACTTGTGTAGTTGTGTATAAAGACGCTTGAAAATTGAGATCTGGTGCTGCAATATTTTCAGATACTTTTTTTTGAAAGTCTTCGGTGCTTCCTGATGTAGTTTGTCCCTGTGTTATTTCCTCTGTTCTTTTTAGAAAACTAGCAGTTGCAGCTTCTAAATCTAATAACTTAGCTTTATATGGGCTCATAAGAAGAGCAAAGCCAATAGGTTCATCATCACCATTTTGGCTAACTAAACTTAAGATTTTAGTTCTGGCTGTCCCAGTTGAAGATATAGAGGCAGGAGCATCATCTGAACTAGGAGTTGTAGGTGCTGGTGTTGACATATAAATACCTTGTTGATTATATCTTTATTTAGGCGATAAAATGGCATGGAAAGGAAGATACACGGTCAAGAACCCAGCTAAATATAAGGGTGACCCGACCAAAGTTATTTATAGGTCAAGTCTAGAACTGAAGTTTATGAACTTTCTTGATACGCATTCTGATGTTCTTGAATGGAACTCAGAAGAAGTTGTAGTGCCATATCGCTGCGTTACAGATAACAAGCTACATCGATACTTCGTAGACTTCTGGTTTAAGAAAAGAACGCCAGATGGTAAAACAGAAAGTATCCTCGTCGAGATTAAGCCACTGGCTCAGACTCGCGAACCCAAGAAACAACAGAGAAGAACTAGACGCTATATCAACGAAGTGATGACTTGGGGCAAGAATCAATCGAAATGGAAAGCTGCCGAAGAGTATTGTAAAGATCGTGGCTGGAAGTTTCAAATTATAACAGAGAAGGAATTAAACGGCTAATGCCTGCATCAATTTATAATAGACTAGTCAAAGATGCTTCTAAAACTGGCATCGACGTAATCAACAGATCTAAAAAATCTGTTGATTGGTTGAGAGCCAAATATAACGAAATATCAAAAGCTAGTGTAAGAACTAATCTCTTTATCAATGAAGCCGAAAGAAAAAGAAATATCGGTAAAATTGGTCGCATGTACATGTTCGTATACGATCCAAAAGGAAAAGAAACTCTACCATTCTATGATAGATTTCCTCTAGTGTTTTATGTGCAGCCAGCAGAAGGCGGATTTTATGGTCTTAACTTACATTATTTACCACCAATCCTGCGCGCCAAATTAATGGATGGTCTGTATGAAACTCAAGTAAACGGTGTGGTCGGAAACGAAACCACAAGATTAAAAATTACATATCAATTACTAAGTTCTGCATCTAGATTTCGCTTCTTCAAACCTTGCTTCAAACATTATTTGTTTGATCATATGAGATCCAAGTTTATCTATGTTCCGCCAGAAGAATGGGACATGACTGTGTTTCTACCAACAGAACAATTTAAGAAAGCAACTAAAGATAAAGTCTGGAAAGACAGTAGGAGCAAAATCTAATGGCCACTGATGCATCAAATATTACAGCTTCTCAATTTCTAGCTGGTCCGCAACAACCAGCAATAGAGCCGACCATCGGCGGCAGAACTTTTCAACAAATGCAGTCGACAGCGCCAACAGATCAGTCAACGTCGTCCAACGTCCAAGTCAAGGGCGAGACCGCTCCCAAAATTTCAGTTCCATCAAATAGATTTAGTGTAGATTTCTTTTCTCAAAAGTTTCTATCAGTTGATTTAGCAAGAACTTCTAATTTCGTTGTAACGATCGTTCCACCTGCTGAATTAGCAATTGAGAGATATCAAGAGGTCGCATATCTTTGCAGTGCTGCGCAAATGCCAGGAAGAAGACTTGCTACTCAAGAATCAAAACCATATGGATATGGACCGACAGTAAAAACTCCATATGATTCAATGTTTGATGATGTAGAATTAACATTTTATATTGATGCTGATCGCGCTAGTTCTTTAGAACTATTCCACAGATGGTTAAACTATATCATGGTAAACAATAATGATTTTCCAGATATAGCACATGTGTCTAGATATAAAGATAATTATGAAGCTATCAAGTTTAATATATTCATGATATCAAAGTATGCAGGCATGGCTGATCCTAACTCACAATTTGCTTCTGTAAATGACGCAGATATTCAGGAAAGTTCGTTAGCAGTTGGTGGAAGTCCATTTGGAGATAAAGATATTTCAGGAAATAGTTATGCGCTTGTTCAGTGCGAATTATTTGATGCATTTCCAATAGAGGTTGGGCAGATTCAATTAGATTGGGCAGATGACGATCAGATTGCAAAATGCACTGTTAGAATGGCATTTAGAACTGCCGAATATACGTTTGGTGATTATCAGTATCAATTTGGAAAACATTATTATGCTAAGTCTGCATACGAAACTACATCACAACAAACAGAAGCTTCTTTCGGTAGAACATTATCAGATCTAGTAAATTCCATAACAACTGGTCTAGATAGCGCGTATTCTACACTAAGAGGAATTAAGCAAGTGCAAACTAATTTTAGATTGTTAAGAAATGCTGGCTCGACTCAAGGAAGACTAGACGCTCTACTAGGAATAGTCGGCGCAGACAGAAACAGCTCGGCAGCAGTATCTTCTTTGAGAAATCTAAATACTACTATTATCAACGGTAAAAATCTAGTTAAGAATATTACCAAAACTTTCCCATAAAATGATTAATGATTGGAGATTAAAATGGCTTTACCCAAAATCAAACAACCTATTTTCGAACTGACTATTCCTTCTACCAAAGAAGTTGTTCGTTACAGACCATATACCGTTTCTGAAGAGAAACTGGTTTTAATAGCCAGAGAAAGTAATGAAGTGAAAGACATTATTAATGTCTATAAACAAATTATCAATAACTGTGTGTTGGATATTAAAGATGTTGATAAACTAGCATACTTTGACTTAGAGTATATTTTTCTGATGTTAAGAGCTAAGTCTGTATCCAATGTGTTAGAACTAACAATTGAAGACGATCAAGATAATCAAACATATAGAGTAAAATTAGATTTAGAAAAAGAGATATCTGTTTCTGAACCAAGGGTCGGCAATTTTATTAAATTAACAGATCCTATTTCTGTTGTATTAAAATATCCTTCGTACGAAGTTCTTTCTTTAATTGCCGAAAACAAAATGAACAGCGCAGAAACTGTTCTAATGATGATTCGTGATAGCATTGATCAAATCTTTGATGGCGAAACTGCATATGACGTTGCTGAATACTCAAAGACGGAATTAGATGACTGGGTTATGAGCTTAGGAACAAAGGACTTAGCAAAAATGCAGGAGTTCTTTGTGGGATTACCAAAAATAACAGCAAACATTTCGTATAAGCGAAGAGACGGAAGCATTAGGGAATTGACCCTAGAGGGTATTCAAAGTTTTTTCGGGTAACGACAGGCTATAATAGTCTGTCGAACTGGTACAGAACAAATTTTGCTTTGATGCAACACCATAATTATGCGATGTCAGATATTGAAGGATGGATACCATTCGAAAGGGATATCTATGTGCATATGCTTATAGAACATCTAAAAGAAGAAAAAGAAAAAATGGAAGAACAACAAAGAAAAGCTAGGAGATAAACATGGCAGTGTTGCCAGCATTACCAAAACCAGAATATGGTAGAAACGAAATGATGGTACTAGACAACAATGTGCTAGTAGGCGAAATCGTGGACGCCATTGCTGACAACCAACAAATGGTTCCTGGCTTTGAAGAATTCATGAATACTATGCAAAGCATATCAAATAGTCTAAATGAGATTAGCATAGGACTATCTGAAATGAGTTCGCGATTTTCTCAAATGTTTGACAACGTTCTTGTTGCACAAGAAATAGAACCAGAACAATCTGATACTAGTGATAAAGATAAACTGTTTACTACATTGGAAACTTTGGTAGCAACTAGTTTTCTCGCGCTAGAAGCAATAAGAGCTTTGCCAGATAGTTTATGTTCTTGCTTTGGAAGAACAGTAGAAAAAGATCAGAAAGCAGAAGAAAATCTTGGCAAAAAAGACGCTCTATCTCTAAAAGAAAAAGAATTAGAATCATCTAACAAAAAGACAACTAGCAATTTAGTATCATCAATTTCAAAGAGTACAGATGGATTTCTAAAAACTTTAATGACTTTATTGGGTGGATTGTTCATTGGCTTCTTCTCTGCTGGTGGGAGTTTATCTGGATTACTATCTTCGGTTTTTGATTTTGTCGTAAAACAGATAAAAGATCTATTCAGCAGTTTGTTCACAGCTATAAAAGATGCTTTCATAGGTTTTGTAATAAACCCAATTATCTCGGTATTAAATACGATTCCTGGTATCGACATTGAACCTGTTATGACAACAGAAGAAAAGGCTAGAGCTGCTGGACAAAATACTACAGGAACAGATCAAGTCGGATCTACTATCGCTGAAAGAGTTACAGCTAAGGGATTAATAAAAGGTGCTAGTATACTTGGTGGTGGTGCTGCGCTTGGTATTGGAGCTGTAGATCGTGCCAAAGGTTTATTCCAAAGTCCAGATAAAAAAGCTGCAGAAAAATTAATAGGGAAAGAAATTTCAGAAACAACAGGAAAGACAGCAGCAAAGAACGCAGGAAAATTTGGATTAAAAAGTGCACTTAAAAAGATTCCATTGCTTGGCTTGGCTTTTGGCGGTGCGTTTGCTGCGCAACGCGCTTTAGAGGGAGATTTTGCAGGCGCAGGTCTAGAACTAGCTAGTGGTGCTGCAGGCGCGATTCCTGGTGTAGGAACAGGAGCGAGTTTGGGAATCGACGCATTATTGGCTGCATCCGACACAATAGGATATACGGGAGCTGCAGCGATACAAGATAGAAATAATTTCGGGGCAACTCCTTCTGCTTCTCAACTAAAAAGTAATTTAGACATGGCCAGACAGGGCACAGAAGAAGTCAGACTAAGACCACAACAACAAACTGGCGGAAATGTTAATAGTGTTGTTGTGGGTGGAACTAATGTTAATAACGCTAGAACAGAAATCATTCAGCCACCGCCGAATGCTGGGACTGATATGGGAATAGCAAAGAAAGTAAGATAAAGAAAAGGGAGCCGAAGCTCCCTTTCTTTTAACCAGCTAATTTTCGGAAGAAATCCAAATCATCATCTTCATCTGAAGCTGGAGTATCTGCTACTGGAGCAGATGGCGCTTCAGCTGCTTTCGCGCGAGGAACGTACTCAGCGACTTCTTCATCAGTATCAGCAGCAGTTGCACCAGCAACGCCACCAGCACCAAGAACCATATCCAAGTGTTTCTTCAATTCATCGTACGACTTGAAGTTCGACGGATCG